GCAGCGTCAGATGTGTATAAGAGACAGGCCAAGACCGGACTATCAGAGAAAGAGGTCAGCGACATTATGGATGCCGAGACCTGGCTGACGGGTCTTGAAGCCATTGACCTAGGCTTTGCCGATGAGGCCACGGCCCCCGTCGATATGGCGGCCTGCGCTGATTTTGACCTAACGGCATACGCGAATGCACCTACCCCGAAAATTTTTACCCTGTCAGCGGTTGTTGATGAGATCGAAAAACCCACGCCAGCAGTTGTTGGCAAAATAGAAGATAAGGAGAAGGCCATGCCTTTAACACCAGAGCAAATCAAAGCAGCTGAATTAAAAGCAGCAACATCAGATGCCACAGTCCAAGCACTGGCTGATGAGCAAAAGCGCCGTGATGGCATCAAAGCCGCTTTTAAAGGTTTTGAAATGGACCACCGCATTACCATGGATGCTTGCATGGACAATATGCAAATGTCAGTAGAAGACGCTCAAACTCAACTGCTTAAGGCATTAGGCAATAATGAAGAGTCAACAGCGACTTCAATCAATACGGTCGGACCAAGTGAGTCAGAGAAGAAGATGCAAGGTTTTGCATCAGCTTTAATGATTCGCGCCGGCCTTGAAAAGAACGATGGTGCCAATCCGTATCGCGGCATGACCATGTTAGAGATGGCTAAAGAAAGCTTGGCAGCATCAGGTAAGTCTATCGCTGGCATGGGCAAGTTGGATATTGTCGGGGCCGCTTTCACTCATGGCACAGGCGACTTCACAACATTGCTTTCCAATACGGCCGGCAAGGCGATGATGAAGGGTTATGACGAAGCGCAAGAAAGCTTCGAGCAGTTCACATCACAAGGCTCTCTCTCTGATTTCAAAATCAATGAACGCTCTGACATTGGCACCTTCCCAAGCCTGCGCCAAGTGCGTCCTGGCGCTGAGTACAAGTCAGCGACTATGGGTGAGCGCGGTGAGCAGATCCAGTTGGCGACCTATGGTGAGAAGTTCAGCATCACCCGTCAGGCGATTATCAATGATGATCTAGGTGCTTTCACTCGCATCCCATCGAAAATGGGTATGGCGGCGAAACGCACTATCGGTGATCTAGTCTTTGCCATCCTAACGGCAAATCCAAAGATGGCCGATGCTATCGCGCTTTTCCATGCGACCCATAAAAACCTGGGTTCAGGCGCTTTAACCTCTTTGACATTGGATGCCTTGCGCACTCTAATGCAAAAGCAAAAGGACGGTCAAGCCAACCTCAATATCCGCCCTGAGTTCTTGATAGTGCCGACGGCTCTGCAAGGTATCGCGGCGCAGATTATGAAGTCCGAGGTCGAGGTCTCAGGCAATAAGAATCTGACAATCCCCAACCAGGTCATGGGCTTGGCGACGGTTATCTCTGATGCACGTCTAGACGATGTCTCAGCGACGGCCTTCTACTTAATGGCCGGCTCAATGTACGACGGCATCGAAGTCGCTTATCTGGACGGCATCAGCGCACCGATGCTGGAGCAGCAGGCCGGCTGGAATGTGGACGGGGTCGAGTTCAAGGTTCGACTAGATGCAGGGGTGAAGGCTCTTGATTTCCGCACTATCGCCAAATCAACGGGTGTTTAAGTAAACCCAATTTAAACCCCTTTAATTAGGGGTTTTTGCTATTTATTAGGAGAAATCAAAATGGCTAAGAATTTTGTACAAGATGGGATCACCATCGAATATACGGCATCCGGTGCAGTGTTATCCGGTGCGATTGTTATCGCAGGCGCTTTGGTCGCTGTGGCACTCAATAACGTGGCCGCGACCGAAATCGGCGTCGCCTCAGTAGAGGGCGTTTTCGAACTGCCTAAAACGGCTGGTACTGCGATCACTCAAGGCGCGGCGGTCGATTACGATCTAAGCGCCAAAGAGTTCGCAGTTATAACCACACCCGCAGTTGGTGATCTGGTCGGTTGCGGTATCGCCTGGGCGGCCGCTGCATCGGCTGATACGACTGTATTAGTGAAGATCAACACCGGTGCCGCGGTCGTTACATAGCAACCGCTTAAACCATTACTAAAGCCCATTCTAACGAGTGGGCTTTGTTAATCGGTTTTAGATAAATTTAAAAAGGAGATAGCATGGCACTACATACGCTTACAGACCAATGGCTATTAATTTCAGAAATTAGCTGCCTATTTCAAGTGCAAGTAAACGGTGTTGCTCTGGCATCTGCTAAAGCTATTCAGCCAACGGCAGAAAAAGGTTTGATAATCCAGCCGTTTAATATTAATCGCTTCGAGTCAAAAAATGGTAGCAAACTTTTTATGAAGTTGCAGAACAATAATACAGGCGCAATAGTTTATACAGAGGACTTATAAAATGATAACACCAGGATCAAGTGCTTTTGACAATAGCAGTGTAGATTGGAGTACATTAGCAAGTGTTGCTGACTTCTCATTGTTGCCGGATGTTTTAGAATATGCAGGCGTTAGCTATCTTGTTTTAAACGCAACTGGAACTTGGTTACTTGGAACAAAGAAGAAGGCGGGGCTATATAGATCTACCGGCTCAGAGTGGCTTTATATGGGCTCTAATGTCGTTATAGACGACTCAAGTCCAAGCACTGAAAAAGCATTTTCTAGCCAAAAAATAAGCGATCAGCTTTTACTAAAGGTCAATAATAGTCAGGTACTCACTAATGTACCAGTCGGAGCGGTCTTTACGGACACTCCTTATTCCAAACCAGCATCAGAACCGATCAATTATATCGTTAATCTACAATCTACCTTAGACGCGAAGGTCAATAAAGTAGCCGGTAAGGTTCTATCTGCTAATGATTATACAGACCTTGAGAAAGCTAAATTAGCCGGCACTGCTGATTCTGTAAACGCTATAGTCCAAAAATTAAGCAAAGCAGATACATCAATACCAGTTCTTGAAGTATCAGGGGCAACGCTTATCACAACTCAAGCGTGTGCAATCAATACGCCAACTGGAATTATTAGCTTCCCACTTGGCGCTGCTGTAACCCTGCCAGCTCTAGTTAGTGCGACAGACTATAAAGTCTACTCTACTGCAACGGGATTAACTGCACAGGCCTGGGTAGATGCAGCGCCTGCGGATTCAATCGAGATTGGTGGTTTCCATGCTTATCATACGACAGCAACAATCAATCCTAGTTCAATTTGGGATTTGAGATGGAGGCCTCTTTGTTCACCCCGCGGAATGACGTTATCACCTGATAAAAGTGTATGGGTTGATATCTATCTGATGGATATTGACTATGGAATTGACGGTTATTCAAAAGGTAACTCAACGATTGCTGATGGCTCTAGCCTTGCAAAAATTCCCCTTATTTACGGTGGTAATGGTACAGCAGCTTATGCATCCCACTCATGGTTTAACGCGATTGATTTAGCCGTATCAGCGGGAAAACGCTTACCTTTTTATATGGAGTTCACGGGCTTTGCTTATGGTGTAGTCGAGGCTCAATCTGTCGGCGCTGATCCAGTAACTACTAAATACGCAGCAGGCTATCGTTCAGCATGCGGTGTTGAGCAAGCGACCGGTACGTTGTGGCAGTGGGGGGCTGATATTAACGGCACATCCGCAGTTGGTACAGCTGGCTGGCAAGCAATCACGGAAGGTCGAGGGTCTGTATATGCTGGCGATATTAAGGCTGTGCTGTTGGGCGCGGGCTGGGGTAATGGCGTCAATGCTGGTTCGCGTGCGTCGGGCTGGGGCAGCTCCCCTTCGGACTCGAACGGCGCCGTCGGCTCGCGGGCCCTCTGTGACCACTTAGCACTTTAAGTGGAGCGACAGCGACACTATGCAAAATAAGAAACATAAGGACTGGATAGATTTAGATATCGTTGAGGATTACGACAAATTTATCTCTTACGTAATGCAAAGATTGGAAACAACTGCAAACCAGTACCATTGGTTTAAATCTGATTTTAAGAACCTGATGGTGCATGAGATCCCAAAAGCAATTTACCTTGCGATCAAGGTCAAACAAATAGGCAAGATTAACGAGCTTGATGCGTTATTAGCGCATACAAGATTTTTAATGCGGTTCTCGCGTAAGCAGAACTTAAGAATGTTCACCAATCATCAGCATGAAGTGGCGGAAACGCTACTAAATGTGGTGGGTGGCAAGATTGGAGCGATGAAGAAAAACATTCAATCCAATCGGGTTTAATAACGGATACCCGCTGCTGTGCTGTTGGGCGCGAACTGGAGTAATGGCGTCAATGCTGGTTCGCGTGCGTCGAACTGGAACAACTCCCCTTCGAACTCGAACAACAACATCGGCTCGCGGGCCCTCTGTGACGATTTTAATTTTATCTATTCATGACGACTTCGGTTTTATGAATGGTCACTTTAAGTGGTCAGCCGTTACTAAACCTCCTTCGGGGAATACACTGCAAGGTCTGTGATAGCGATGAGTAGTGAAATATCGAAACTCGCGCACAGCATTTATTTAAAAGAGTATTTATGGGAAAGAAGTATAGAAACTTAATAAACCTCATCTTGGATGAGAATAATTTTAGATTGGCTTACGACAAAGCCAGTAAGGGCAAAAAGAGTACGACTGCATATTTGAATTTTAAAGAGTTTGAAGCGTTAAGACTTAAGGAGTTTAGAGACTCAATAGCGAATAAAACTTATACGGTTGGTACGCCAAAGGTGTTTTGGATTTACGAGCCAAAGGCACGCCCAATTACAGCAATGCCATTTGGAGATAGGGTAGTTCAGCATGCGCTTGTTAATATCCTTATGCCAATTTTTGAGGCGGGTTTTATGCCACAGTCTTATGCATGTAGAAGTGGAAGAGGAACTCATTCTGGGGTAATAAGAACTCAAGCAATGATGCGTAAACTATCAAAAAGCGACCGTCCTGTTTACGCTCTTAAGACCGACTTTAGCAAATACTTTTACAGCATAAGTCGCGAGGTTTTATGGGGCCTGATAGAAAAGAAGATAAGCTGCAAACATACCCTTTGGCTAATAGAGCAATTCACTCCAAGGACAGGCTACGGATTACCAATCGGAAACCTAACGAGTCAGCTTTGGGCTAACGTGATTGGCAATGAGGTTGATCGCTTCTTGGCACATAGACTTAAGGAAGGTAACTTCACCCGATATATGGATGACATAGTAATACTGCATAATTCAAGAGCATACCTAGAAGCGCTGCAAGGTTTTCTTGAGGTTTTCTGCAATTACCGTATGCGACTATTCTTCAGTCGGTGGTCAATCCAGCCAGTAAGTCGAGGGGTTAATTTCCTTGGATATAGAATCTGGAAAACCCATAAGCTTTTAAGAAAGGACAGTGTCCGGAGAGCAAAGCGCAAAATAAAGCTTTATATCAAAAATGAACAATGGGAAGACTTGATTAAGTTCAAGGCAAGCTTTACTGGTCACGCCAAATGGGCGGACACAAAAAATTTAATAAATCATCTTGAGGGGTATGGCCATGTTTGCATTGGATAAAAATGGCAATGCAGTTTGTACGGTTGCTTACCGCGATATTCAAAAAGGTGCGGTTGTGCCTAGAGTCAATGAGCTATGGGCACAAGTAGAAGAGAGTGTTGCTTTGAATGGATGGGATTCAATCCTGCCAATTGAGAAAGTTAATGCAGGAGCAGTTAAGGCCAATGAGATAAGAGAGTCTTATCTAGCTGCAATTATTGAAGACGTGGCTTATATGGGCACTATCTTTCAAGCAGATGAATACTCACAAGACTTAATTACCAAGTGCATAGCCGCAGGGTCAGTACCTAGCGGGTTCTATTGGAAAGACTTAGCGAACAACAAGGTAGCAATGTCTTTTCCAGAGCTACAAGGCCTGGCGATGGCGTTACTAACTCGAAACCAAACGCACTTCGTACACTTGCAGGGCAAGAAAGTAGATCTAGAAAATATGGTCGTTGACCCAGTTTCAGTAGTATCTGATATAGAAGGGATTGTGTGGTGAAACAGTAGAATCTAGCGTTTTATTGATAAGACCTAACCAAAATAACACCCCAGAAAATAACCAAACTCACCTGGCCGCTTAAATGCGGTTTTTTGTAGCTAAATTTCTTAAAAGGAAAATCAAATGAATGCCGTTTTTGAAGATGCAGCGCTCGATATCCTTGACGAGCTTGGCGATCTGCAAGCCACATACCAGGCGGGAGAATCGCCTGCTGTGCCTTTGCCTTGCCTGGTCAACTACAACACCGAGATCATGGGCGAAAACTTTGGCACGGTTCAAAACGTCACCACTATCGAGTTTTTAAAATCCAGCGGTACCAACCCGCACCGTGGCGATATCTTCCATGCCGACGGCGTCGATTTCAAGGTCGAAAGCATTCTGTCCAAGGGCTCTATGTGGATCAAGGTCATTGTTAAATAAGCGGGGCTTTTATGAGTGGTATCAATGTCGGTTTTAAGCATGGGGATGCCAAGCGTTTATTGCGCTATTTAGACGGCATTGACGATGGGGCCGAAAAGGCCATCTACCGCACCCTGGTGGCGACCCAGAAAAAAGCCAAGACCGAGGCGAGTAAATTGATTCGCTCAAATCTGGCCTTGACCAAAAAGTATGTCGATTCAAAGCTGAGTCTAGGCAAGCCGTCCTACTCCAATTTGACGGGGCGCTTGATCGCCTCAAAGCGTGGGCTATTGATGACGGCCTTTAAATATAAGCCTTTGAAGGAGGGCGGCTATGAGGTCGGGGTCTCAGGGACCTATGCCTCGCCAAAATTCAAAAGTATGCCCGGGGCATTTTTACTGCCAAGGCTTAAGAATTCAAATGTGCCAGGGCTGGCCATCCGTAAAGACCATAAATTGAAAATGCTTTATGCACCCTCTGTCTCGCAGGCTTTGAATGAACACATGCCCGCCTTACAAAAACAGATGGCCGCCTTCGGCCTTGACCGCTTAAAAAAAGAAGTCGCAGCCGTACTGCGCCAGAAAGGATTTTAAATTATGGCCATCCTAACCACTATGCGCAATCAGGTCGTGACGGCCTTTGCTACTAAAATCAGCGCAGACCGCGCCCTCAAATTCTCTAATGCCGACCTCTTACCCAAACGCACTGTCTGGGATCTAAGCGAGGAGGCTGAAAAAACCAAATACGGCAAGCATGATATCACCCTGCAACTGCAGGTCGAGGTGGTAATGGATGCCAATGCCACTGAGAACGCAGGCCAGGCCGAGGGCGATCTGCTCGACGCCACCCTCGGCCAACTGCAGGTGGATGCCTTTGCCACCGACCTAACCTTTGAAGACCTTATCACAGGCATTCGGTACACCGGTGCCGCCTACAGCTACTCGGATGACGGCAGTAATTTACTGGCCTTGTCTGCGGTTTTTGAAATCACCTACCAATTTTTAACCAACGATCCAACTCAACAAGGAGCCTAAAATGGCCAACGATAATGCAGTCATTTATTACGAGTCAGGCCAGAGCGCACAACCGCTTGAAGCTATGACAACATCAGATCAGCAAAACTACAGCGCATCATTTAAACCGCTTTCGGCAAAGTCAGGGTTTGAAGCTATGATTATCCCGAATGGCGTTGTTAATGGTGGTGCATTAAGCGCATCAGCAACAGCAAACACAGTATCGGTGGCATCGGTTCTAGTTTCATTAGCAACGGCCACTGGCGCGAATGCAATGGGGCAGTTGACGGTTGCGGGCGCTGATGTTTTATGTGCAAGACCAACAACGAGTGATTTTTTAATTCATTCTATTACTGTTAACTCTGTAGGCGCATTGGTTACGGTTAAAGGAACAGAAGGGACAGCATTTAGTGAAGCTCGAAACGTAGCCGGATCAGCCCCTTACATTCCTGTTGGATCTGTTGAAATAGGCCAAGTTCGTTATTCAGCAAAAACATCTGCCGTATTAACAATTGCAAATATTTTGCAAGTGCCAGGTTTGCACGTTGAGTTGGCTGATTTTCCAGTGTTCAGCATTAATGAAGCAGAAGGCAAGATCGAGTTTGCATCTGCATTGCCACTGATCCACACGGGTGATTTACCAAAAGGTGTGAATATTTCAGGGTTCACCCCTGTATTTGCAGAAGTGCCAAAAGGGTATGATTGGAAACCGTCAGAAACCACTCACTCTGTAAGTTCACAGCAAGTGTATGGTGCAACGATCGGTTCAACATCGTCATCACTGGGCCAAGGTGGTTTTTCTGCAATCTTAAAAGATGGCATTAGCGATAATATCATGAAGGTTGTCGATGAGTTGATCTGGGTCAAGTTTAAGCAAGACCGTAACCGCGTGCCATATCAGTTGACACAGGGCAAGCTAGGGGTTGCACGATCTTTCCCTGCTGACGGTGGTGTATCTGCTGCTTTCACTTTATCAAGTGAGGCAAAATCGTCTGACTATTCAGTCTAAATAACTTGAAGCAAGTCAACCAGGCCTGGTCATTTCTTAAAAAGATGATCAGGCCTTTTTTTGGGCTTTAAAAAACAGGTAGCAACATGTTTGATTTAAACAAGTTCGAGCAAGCCTCTATTCAGCAACGCACGCGAGAGATCGATGTGCCATTGCTTAAAGATTTTTACGGGGATGATCAGAAAACAATCTGGGCCATCCGCGCACTTACCGCCGAAGACGTTGCCATGGTCAATGATGCCCAGGAACGCAATGCGGCCGTCGGCACCCTGGTCACAGCCATGCTGGGAAGTAATAAAACCGACAAGGCAGACGCCATTAAAAGCGCCATGGGAATCGGCGAAGAGACACCGGACGATATAGTTCGCCGCATTG